CGGCCAGAGACACCGGTTCCTCTACGGGTGGCGTGACGAGTTGCAGGGACACGGATTAGACGACCTGTGCGACGGCCGCTTGGTTAGCAGCACTTGCGGGTAGCACACGCGGGGAAATTCCCAATACCTGAGCTGAGGTCAAGCTCGCTGCGACACCCACAGTCAAGGACAGACGAACAAAGCCAAATCCATTGGCAATGTCTAGCTCTTCAGGCTTCAGATCGATAAGAGCCTGCTTGTTATCTCCACTTGCTTTGACAATCTGTGTAATCGCCTTATCAGTGATGTCTTTTGCACCTGTACCAGCCGTATCACTTGCCTGTTGGAGCTTGGCATCGACAGTTGCGCCCGTACCAAGAGCGCCCGTCTGAATTACTGCTAGCAGGTTGTGGTGATTACCGGCCGGAATCCAGCCAGTGGTCAATGTACCGGCCGCTTGGCTGGAAGGATCGAGCGTTGCGAGGATTGCGACGAGTTCGCTACCCAAAGCGTTAGGAAACATAGAAATTCTCCTTAAGTCTTGGGGCGATCAACGCGCACCCAGTTGAATGAACGGGGACATTGATGCAGTACCCTTTGCAGGCGTGATTGGCGCAGCAAGCTTGGACTGGCCATCCATGCGGAAGGTAGTCCTAAAGGCAGTCAAATCGGCATCGAAATAAAGGTGCATTGACGTTGCCGTCTGCATGCCACCAGCCTTGGTGATCGTTTGGTAGTAAGACAGATCTACTAGCAGCACATCGCCTTGGCTGGAGAATGCATTTGCATGCTGCGAAACGAACACTGGTCGTCCCAGAAGCGTTCCATAGGGCGAGACTTGGATACCACCTACATTCAGACCATTAGGCAAATAAATCGGATAATTGCCGAGTGTCAGCGTGAATAGCGCCGGCAACACATCGTTATTGATGATCCACACCGACTTAGCAAAACTGCCAGTTGGCAATCGTGAAATCATCTTCGCAAGGTTTTGCGGTAGCAAAGTCTGTGTTACCTGCCCCGACTCCTTAGCAACAGTGACAGTGGCACCTGCAGTCAGTGCTCCAACGGGTACGCCATTACCAGATCCGAACAGAATAGATTCGTTGGTTTTCCATCGGATGGAGTCCGCCACTTTTTCTGGAAGATAGCTAGTGAGTGCATTAGCGTCATCAAGTAGCTCATCAGTGGTGGGTACGAGTGCCATCAGCTTTTTCAATCGCAGCGTGGCAAGACCGAGTACCGGCTTTGTCGCACTTGCTGAAGATGCTTCACCTTGCCAATATGCGCGAATACCATTCGTTCCCCAAGGCGTTGTCTCATCCTTCGGAAAGGCCATGCTATTGCCGCTGATTTCGACATTGTCGGTCAGTGGAAGCAGCGAGTCTTCGCCCAGAGACAGGCGGAAAATCTGTTGGGAAAACTCTGGCGGCACCAGAAAGCCCCCGTCTTGCCCTGCTGCTTCATTTGCGAAAGTGCTTGGGGCTGCCGCGCCGCGACCACCACCGATCAACAGACGCTCATCAACAGATTTACCTGGTTTTTCAGCTTGAAAAACGGCCTGCATGAATTCACCAACCGTTTTAAAGCCGTGTTTAGGATCAGCATCACGGTTGTCGGTGACGGTGATGTAGTTGCCATTAGGTGCATCGACCATCATGGCCATGTGCGCCTCCTCAGCAATCAGGGATGATTCGCGGTCGATTGCAGCTGAAGCCGTATCGATACGGGTTTTCAGAGCATCAAATGCAGAGGTCTCCTCGTCATTCATGTCGCGGTTCTCGCTAGCTGCGCGGTCGGTCAGCGCTCGAGCTTCCTTGATCAGGCCGGCTTTGCGAGCCTGCAGCTCTCGAAGTTGCTTACTCATGTGGATTCTCCATAAATAAAAAGCCGCCTAACACCTCGCGGTGTGGCGGACAGATGGGGTGAAACGGATAACGACCGATGGGTCGTTTTCAGATCAGGCGAAACTCGACGGAGTCGCGCGTCAATGGGGTTACAGAAGTGCCAGGGCGTCCTTGGCTTGTTTGAGACGTGATGCACCGGGTCGGGCCTGTTGTTTTGCGTCTCGGCGCATTTTCTTAAGAACGTCGTCAAACGTGGCCACGCCGTCCACCATGTTTTGAGCGAGTGCGGCTTCAGCGCCAAGTACCCGCCCTTGGCCCATGCCTTCGCGTACTTGAGCAACCGACACACCACGGCCACGAGCTACAGACTTTGTGAATGCAGCGTAATAGTCATCGACCCTGGACTGCATGAAAGACTGGGCATCAGCGTCCAGAGGGCTATAAGGATTGCCCTCCACCTTGAATTTTCCCGCTGAAATCAGGGTCGTCTTCACGCCAGATTCTTCGAGCGCCTGACTGTAATCTTGGTGTGCCTGCCATACGCCGATGGATCCAACTTCGCCGCCCGGGGTGACGTAAAACTCGCTTGCTGAGCACCCTATCCAGTAGGCCGCTGATGCAGCCAGCGAATTTGCCACCGCCACGACGGGCTTCTTAGAGCGAGCGCTTTGGATTTCATCGGCCAGTTCGGCCACTCCGTAGACGCTACCACCCGGGCTATCGATATCGATCAGGATTTGGCCCACTGTGTCATCGGCTAGCAGCTGCCGAAGCGCCGACGAAAACTGCTGCGTGCTGGTGCTACCTGGTCCGGAGACATCGTCAACCATGTTGCCGCGCTGTGTGACAACGCCATAGAGTGGGAGCACCGCAATGCCACCCGAAGATTGCATGGTCGCTGATTGGCGCCGTGATTCACGACTCATCCGATCGGTCTGAATCTGGTCCATGATCTGTACCTCAGCAGATACTCCTGCAGACCAGCGCATGACCACACCCGCCAAGGCATTGAGTCTTTCGGGCATCAATGCCCAAGGAGTCGCGAGAAACTCGGCGACGAGTAGTTGATGGTTCATAGATTTTTTTCCTTTGGATTCATTGCCAATCGTGTCAATGATTGACGCAGATTACCCTCATTCAACATCTGGCCATCTTGATTGGCTGCCCACTTGTGGGCGGACGCCCGTGGCACCGCAAAAGCCTCAGCGATGAGGTCAATGTCTTTGTCATTGATCTCGCCAGAGCGACTAATGCGGCGAGCCCACCGATCTGCTGCGCTTGCAAGCAATGCATGTAAGCGGGCGTTCAGATCTTCCTCTATAGGCGTTAGGCTCTCGGATTCAGAGTCGGCCGGATTGGTTTCTGGTTCAACCTCCTCAGCATCACCCTCCTCGACCATGTTCAGCGGTCGCAGCGGCTCGTCTAATCCATCGAGAGGATTGAGGTTTTCCGAGACGCGGGCCTCGTTCCGTGTGAGCCAACCGTTTTGAATGCCGCTTTGGTAGTAAGCCGATCGGCTTGCAGCGTCACCTCGCATGAGATTGGCGAAGTCAAATTCGACTTCCAGGTCATCGCCATCAAGTAAAAGTTCAGAGCCGACCGAAGCTTCCCAACGCTCAGCCCACGGCGTCATCGTGTGCATCACAAACTCCAGTGATTGCTGCTCGATATTCGAAAACGTGGCTCGGTCCAGATCCGCAATCATGTGGGGCGGCACCCGAAATATTCGGGCGATGTCGGTGATCTGGAACTTGCGAAGCTCAAGGAACTGGGCGTCCTTGTTAGTGACGCCCACCTCGTGAAACTTCATGCCGTTCTCAAGCACTAGCACCTTGCCTCGGTTTGTACCGGACTGGGCAGCCTGGTACGACTCGCGGAAGATCTTTTTTGCTTCGGCATCCTTGAATGAGCCCGGAAACTCGATCCAACCACCGGTAGGTTTAGCATCGTTGGCAAAGAAGCGTGCACCGTACTCCTGGGCGGCTAGCGCCATACCCAGGCTCTCGCGGGCCAGCTCGATCGGACTCATGCCCATTAACCCGTCAGAGGACAATCCGCGCAGGTGCCACACATCCCCACGCGGCAGAATGCTTTCGTCTCCAAAACGATCCGTCACGCGATACCTGAATTCCCCAGATCGCAGCAATTCGATACGAACCCGGTCAGGATGGATCGGCACTAACTCGACAATTTCACCGCGCGGGTTGGTAATGATCTGGTTGTAGGCATTGCCTCTGAGCGCAAGGTGACCTTGCAACATCTCCCGCCACTCGAACGGATTCTGATAGCGGTTTGGGCGTCGGCACAACAGCGGGTGCAGCCAGTGATCAGTGACCCGATCTTTACCGCCATCAGGGCGTTTGCGGTAGAGCACGATCGGAAGCGATGCCATCGTCTCCGACAAGATCCGTACGCAAGCGTATACCGCAGACAAGCGAAGCGAAGCGTCAGGCGAAACCCTTAGACCCGAAACAGATCTGGCGGCCACCGGCTCAAACCAGAAATCTCCCCACGCAGAACGGTCATCGCTAGACGCCCGAAATCGATCGAAAAAACTCAGTATTCCCATCAGCTCAGAGCAGCATCAGTTCGTAATCGGCGCCCAGCACCACGTTCTCCCCGGGTTTGATAGCCCGAGAGAGCGCCATGATCAGTGCCACAATGCCGTCGATCTTGTTTTCTGCTCGCTCCTTGCGTGGATAAATATTGTCTTTGACGTCCAGATGCGCCACCACGTTACTGGCCATCCAAGTCAGCACCGGGTCACCGTCATGGGTCAACTTCTTTTGAAGCACCAGAGCTTCAAGCGTCTTCATCGGTTCACTAAAATTGAGGACCGTCGGGCGCACTTCGATCATGGGCAGACCTTCGGACAGCATCCGAGTCGACAGTTGCGTTGCCTGAAACGGATCGAAGGCTACGGCCTGCACTTCAAAGCGTGAAGCCATCTCCAAAAGATCGGCTTCGATCCAGCCAAAGTCGATCACGTTGCCTGGCGTGACCATCAGACGGCCCGCGCGCATCCAGCCCTCATATTGGCTGTTTCCCGATGTGCTGACCGTGTCTTCGGGGAGGTAGTACTTGCCAAAGGCTATGTAAGCGTCATCAATCTCAGGATGTGCGAACAGCATCACCAACGCGGCAATATCAGTCTTGCTGGCCAGGTCTAATCCGATCCAACAGGGCTGCCCGACAAACGTCTCGATATCGAGAGCGTTGTCGGCGCAAGCATCCCAAGCCCGCATATCCATCCAAGCGGTATCTGCGTTGACCCACTCATTCAAGTGCTTGGTCTTGAAGTTGTTGACCGCACTGGGCAGTTGCATGGCCTTGGCCTGCAGTGGTATCAGCACTTCGGGTCGCACCGAAATCCCCCAGTTAGGGTTCGCCTTGATCAGCGAACTCTCGGATGTCCAGTCATCGCCGTCGTCTAAGCCGTAGATGATTCCAAACTGGGTATCGTCCTCGAACACCCCGTCCAGTAATTTGGTCACGAAGGTTCGAACCTCGTAGCAGATGCCCGCGCGATTACTACCGGCGGTCGTGATCACCCATAGCAGCGAGTTGTCTCGCTTCCCGGTGCCGGTCTCGACTACGTCATAGACGGTTCGTGTTTTGTGAGCGTGCAGCTCGTCGATACAGCCGAAGTGAATGTTCAGACCATCCAGCGTCGAACCTTCCGCAGAGAGGGCTTCAAATTTTGATCCTGAGGCCAGCACGTGCATGTTGTGTGCACCAACCTCGACAGAAAAACGACGACGAAATCCCGGGCTTCGCCGCGCCATGGTTTGTGCATCGCCAAATACGATGCGAGCCTGATCTCGTGTGGTGGCAAGCGAATAGACTTCGGCGCCACCCTCTTGATCGGCTGTCAGCATATACAGTGCCAACGCCGAAGACAGCGTCGATTTGGCATTCCCGCGTGGCACCTCAATGTAGGAGCGCCGGAAGCGCCGTTTCCCATCAGGCCTCACCCACCCAAACACCGTGGTCAGAATGAATGCTTGCCAAGGCTCCAGTTGAATTGGCTCACCCGCTAGGGGACCTTTCACATGCGGTAAGCGCTCAATAAATCCGCACAGGTTATCGGCAGGATAGAACTCTCGACCATCCTTGTCGGTTAACTTCGGATTAAAGAGGTAGGGGCTCGACTTTCCCTTGAATCTGGCTAAATCGTGCAGCTGGCGATGACAGGCTCGCTGCACCCAACGGCAGGCAAAGATCTCTCCTGCAACGACCTGCTCGGCATACCGCTTAGCGATTGCCACATAATCCGCTGCCTGCATCAACCCGCAATGTCCGCCCAGGGATCAAGCTCTGCTTCAGCTGATTCAATCGGCAGAGAGACTCGCGAGCGCGACGCCGGAGTAAATCCCATCTCGGTTGCTGCCTTGGTCATGATCTGAGCCTGTTTATTGGCTATGGCCAGATAAGGTGACTGCATTGGCACTCCAGTGTTGGGGGCTTTCACCAGGAGACCGGTCTTTGCGATGCCCGCTTGTGCCTTTCGATAAAGGTCGGCAGCGCAGGCCCAGACTTCCAATACCGACATGTCCAGACGCTTTAGCAGGTTCGGCGGCGCACACTCCAGTGCGTAGCGCCATGCTGACTTTGCGCCCTCCGGCATGTACTCCGGTGGCTCGACCAAGTCACCATGGGGCTTTGGCTCTCGCTGGTTAGTCCTGCACTTCTGGAGTGTTCCTTTGATTTGCTTAACTTTGGTGGGCAACGGCTTGCGACCGGCCATGACGATTCCATTCCTGGGGGATCCCCCCCTTATTCATTTTGCACGCACAAAAATTTGGGCAGGCGCGCGCATCGCTGCCCCTCAACCGTAGAGATTTATCCCCCCTAGGGGGGCGGCCGCCTACCGGCAGTCTCTCTGGCCGTCTTGCGGTTGTGGCAAGCGACGCAGAGAGGCTGCAGGTTGGATCGGTCAAAGCGTGCACCACCCTCTTTGATCGGTACGATATGGTCGACGACCTTGGCTGCAACCAAGCGCCCTGCCGCTTCACAACGCACGCACAGGGGCTGGTCTCGCAGTAGCACCGCACGAACTTCTCGCCAGTTCTTTGACTGGTAAAAGCCAAGCTCCGAATCAAAAGAT